AAACGGTGAAGATCTCACCAAGCACGTGACGCTAACCTGCATCGTCACAGATAATGCAATAACTATCAAGATTGCGGACGAAGGACCGGGATTCGATCCTGTCACAGTCCCAGATTGCCTAGTAGACGAGAATCTCGATAAACCGAGCGGTCGTGGCCTGGAATTGATCCGTAGCCTCATGGAATCCGTACAATGGAATGACAAGGGCAATGAAATCGAGATGCGGCAAATTAAAACCGCAGCCGCCTAGTCATTTCTCATTCTGCCATGCGATAACCACGTTCGATCTTGCGGCGTTTCTTCATTTTGCCCCGTTCTTTCTTCCACTCCACGAGTGGGTCAATATTTGGATCATCTTCCAGAGCTTGGACTGAATCACAAGCATTGGAGAAGGCAGAAATAGCCATTCCAATACTCCCAATAATTGGTATCAACATCATACCAACAAATATCTTCCCGTATAAAGTAGATGGGGAGGCATCTCCGTAACCCACGGTAGTACCTGTGACAATAGTGAACCACACAACATCCAAAATGCTCCCAAAATGCTCCGGTTGAGCTTTCCGCTCCAGTTCGAGACACACAATAGCAAAGAACAGCCACATAATACCCACCGAGAACACCAAACCCTTGAGATTGTGATAAGCCCGATAGAATTTGAGTGCCGTCAACTGCAAACCCCGACTATAACGAAAAAACTTGAGTGCCCGAAGAATCCGTAAAGTCCTAACCAGCCCAAGATATTGAACTGGGCAGATGAAACCGACCCAAAATGGCACAATTGCTATAAAGTCGATCAACCCCCAAATATTGAGTGGGTAGGATGTATCCGGGGCACCATAATAAGATGGATTCGATCTCCACCATCTGACGAATATCTCGAAGGTAAAGAAGACAGCGATAAGACGTTCTGACCACAGGTAATACCATGATGATTCATGACTGTTGGTCCAGCCATTCTGGAGACTCAACTCAGTCTCCAGTAAGAACAGAACGATGCTAATAACAATGAGAGGCTTCGCCAACCAATCGATCACCACAATACACTTGTCCCAGAAGTCACTGATCTTGACTTCCTCTTCAGCTTTAGCTGGCTGCGGAGCTATTGACTTCAATCTTTTTTGGAGTGGTTGTTTATTCTTACCCATGATCGCCTCTCATATATAATAACTCTCGCAACCGTGAATCGGGAACGAGGGTCATAGTTACTCGTCTTCGTCGGGAACCTGTGGAGCCGGATCAGGAGCACCACCAAAACCTTCAATTGGCTCCAAACCCTTATCTCCAAGTTTGGTGCCAGGGACATAAGCCAAAGATTCTGTGATCGAATCAATCGGCACCATCACAATCATCTCTTCAGTCTTCATCATCGACCCAGCCGGGCTGCCGGGACTCGCTGGGCGTTCCACACTACCATAGACAGTCGTCGAAACCAGGACCAAGCACCCCGCTGGTCCCAATTCCTTGGCATACGTCTGTCGGATAATACGCCCATCCCGACTGGTATCGATGAGTTTGAACGACATTACACTTTGGCTTCTTCCTTGGCATGCTTGGCCATCAGGGCGGCGACTTCGTCATCGACGTCACCACTTCCGTACTTGTCTTCGAGGTTCTCTGTGTCGTCTTCACGGAGTTCCTCCCAAGCCTCAGCATCGCTCTCGGCGTCACGGGCAGCGTCTTCCGGCTTACCGAGACGAGCAAGAGGACCACCATCCAGACTTTAACAATACATGTCATCGTCGAACTAATAATTGTCTGAGCCTAACCAATTCCTTGGGTGTCAATTTCTTAATTCCATCGTCGTGGATATCACGAACTTTGTCGAAACCGGAAACATTCTCCCCAATCTCATTCCAATCTTTGGTCTTGAAGGTTTCACCATCCCTGGTGTATTCAAGCTTGGGTGGAATACTACAAAAAACAGTGAATCCCTCCCTATGCAACATCGCTTGATTGGTAATAATACTTTTGATACCGGCTGAGTCATTGTCTGGGGACAGGATAATTCCTTGTTTTGGCCCCAGAATTCTAATCTTACCAATCTGTCTCGGAGTTAGGATAGCTCCCCCAGATGCTAAGGTCTGATCTCGGAGAGTATGCTTGTCGAAGATTGCCTCAGTAATGATAATATAAGATGCTGGTTCCACATCATCAAATCCGTAGAGAAAGTCACCTTTAGATCCTTCGGTTTCTCCTATCACATCTCCAGATTTCTTATCACGAACCTGGATGTCTGGGAAATTGAACCGCTTGTTCAATCTGGATCTACTTTGCCAATACACTAGAGTGTCGAACTCGTAATAGGGCCAATATACGTCCATCCCCAGATGGTGTAATTCATTCCTTTCAATATCCTCTTCAGTGTATCCTCTAGTACCCAACCACCTGATGAGAATAGTCGCCTGGCGGTTAATAGAGGTAGCCAGGATCTCCGTGCCATCCGGAAGGGCCACGGTGATCTTTTTCTGGGCCTTTCCGTCAGTGACCCGCCCCTCGGGCCTCAGATAAGATGAAAGATCCGTAGAGCTTCCGAGAATCTCTTTGAGAGCCTCTCGGTAAGTGAATTTCCGGTAGAGCCGGACGAATTTGATGAATGAACAATTGCGACGGTTAGTCTCAGGATTTATTGGACCGGCCCATTCATTACCACGCCAATCGTTGCATACACCATTCTCTGGGTTTATGTTGAAATTATGCCCTGTATCACCGTCGAATGGGCTATTTATACAATATTCTGATCCGCCCTTACGGGTTTTGAACTCGAAATTCTGTTCAATCCATGCAGCAACTTTAGCGGCGGGAAGCTTCTTGAATCCTTTGCCTAGTTTGCTACGATATGCACTGGCGTCATAATTCATATCCGTCAAATACGTTATTTGAACAGAGTGACAATGAGGCTGATGATAGCGACGACAAGAGATGTAATCATTCCGACTACTGCACCCCAGAATCCCCAGGAGCTGGATATTTTATCGTCGCGATGGGATTGGGATCTGAAGGATGAGAATTTTGCGTCTAGAGCCGCAACTTCCTTCTTGATATCCTCGTCACCCTTATTAACCACTTTGGTCATTGTTTTTGATAGGGATTCTCGGAGTTCCACCAATTCTTTGGCAATTTGTTTATCTGCATCTACAGATTGCTCCCTCAGTTTCTCGACGGCTTGATTTAATCTTTCAAGCTCAGCGAGAACCAGTCGTTTGTATTCATTCCAGCCATCGCTTCTAGGTGGCATTCTCGTTACCGGTCTGGTGATTGCCGATGTTCGTAAATCTTTTTAGTTGGCTTCCGGGCACCGGTCTGGCTATGGCATATATCAGACCATCCGTCCACCTTGTAGTATTCCATTCAAAAATTACATAATCGTTACTGTCTTTTTTTCGGTAGCGATTGTGGAATCGGATGGTATCTTGTTCAGTCATGTGCCCCAAAACATTTTTGGTGACTTCGACGTCGTCAGGATGAATAAAAGTTGAAAGCGGCCTTGCAAGAAGTTCCGTTTCAGTCCACCCCAATATCCGCGTCCAGGCCGCATTTACTCTCTTGAGATATTCAGCATCTGCAATACAGAACATATCTGGCGATAATTTGAAAAAAAGATCTGTCTCTGTCTCTCCTCGACCTTGGCAACAATGTAATTCTTCCGTGAGTTCCCGGAGTCTGCACAACTTGCTAGGCATGAATTCAATATTGGTTCCAGGCATGATCTATCTCACGAAACTGTGAAAATGAACTTCCGACTAACACGAGTAGACCCATCAGGCAGGTTTAGTGTGATCTGATATTGGTACGTTCCTTTTAAGAACGCTGTTGTATCCAAATTATAGCGTACCACCCATGGATTGGATCGGAATGATCCATGGCGAACAGCTATTTCGCATGGATCATTCTGAATTAATAACTCGCAATGTTGCGTCTCAATAGTAATCTGGGGACGCAAGAAAGGAATAATGGGCTGGACTAGGTTGAAGTTGTAATCATACAACGGCAACGGCATCAAGCCTACTTCAAGGGGGCGAGTCTCTGGAGTATGGAACCTCTGATCTAAAGGCTCAAATCCAAAACGAATTGTTTGCAATTTATCGTCACAAAACCACTCATCTGGGTACACCCAGAAACGATGGCAACACTTCAACAATTCGGAATCGAAGAGTGGGTCGTCCAGATCACAACTAGTCGGATCAGTACCATCCTCGCAAGGACTACCGGCGAAATAATACCAGAGGTCAAAATAAACATCCGGCACTTCAAAGTCATTGGGGATAGTAAATGGCAAGTGGTATTTGCCGGGTAGAACCGCTCCTGCTGGAGCCTCAGTACCACAATCTCCATCGGCCGCCGTATCATCATCTTGGCACAATGGAGATGGATAGAGTGAATCAAAAGGATCCACAACTGGAATAGTTGCTACAAGGTTATGAGGGACAACTTGTGTTTTGTAAATCTCGACAAATCGCACCGCAAACGGATCAGTCAATACGCCATTACGCAGGAAATCGACATTAAGATCGACAACCTGCCCGCGTCTGGCAGATATCCGTGGGAACGAATTTGTAAGTTGTGTGCACGCCATAGTCTACTCCAAATTCTTACGGTATCTTTGATACGAAGAAGAATAGACTTAACGTCTCCCACGTGATGACATAGACGGTTTAGATGGAGTACGTGGACGCGGTGCGGAGCCGACCTGTTTCTTCTCTTTGTCGGCCTTCTCCTTGAATTCCCTTTCAAGACGCTTCATGTACCATCCACGATCCTCAGAAATCATCTGGGCCTGTTCAAATAGAGAGAACTTCCCATAGTGCTTCAACTGGAATTGTTGTTCCAGGATCTGGTAATAATACTTATCGAAAGCTTCACTGCTTTGTCGGGCGAAAAAAGCTTTCCGTAATCGGAAGCTCCGTCGTGAATTCGTTGCCGCAATCTGTGCAGGTTACAACAACTGAGTTATCAATACCAGGAGTATTATCACGAAGCCATTCGCGGATTGTAGCAGTATCTTGAGAGTGAAGCTTTGAAATGAATTGGCGGATTGTAAAGATATCGCCAACACCCATCACGTTGACAATAATCTTCTCCATATTGTCAGTAATAGTATCGTCGATACGTTCATTCTGAGTCTGGATTTGCTTCGGTTGAGATAGGGGGGATTGTCCCTTCTTCCTGGTCCTAACTCCGCCGGGTCGAACCATCATCTTGTCTTTGGTCTTTCTCTTCGCCAACATATCGTTGGCATCACCAGCCCGTAGAAACCGCACTGATACCCACACGTCGCGTCCCGTGGCTTCAGATAAATATGGCAATGTGACCTTGAATGGCTCATTACCTAACGACTTGTCAGCCCATACGATCGTTGAAGCCAATTCATTAAGATCGTATCGGTGAGTAGAGACTGATTCACAATTCTTGTCGGGGCAGGTAATAGCAAATTCATACACATGACCATGAGTAATACCACGGAGGTAGTACAACAAGAAAATGCGGTCACCAAGCATGAGGTTAATCGGGTCAAACCCATCCGGGAATTTGCAGCATTCGCGGAACAGATAATCGATAGACTGCCCAGACTGTGCCAACCGTTGCGTAGCAAGAATTTTCTCTGCCACTTGGCCCATTGCTCTTACTTTGACAATTCCATCTGGCCAACCGTAGTAAATGCCTTGACTTGGTAAAGCACACTCTTCCCACGGTATAAGTTGCTCATCTGGTGTTTGCAGCAACTGGGTGAGAAATTCTTCGTTAGAAGCACCAGGTGTCACAACATCAGTCAGATTGGCGACATGTGTCTCCATCTTATTGATGTCTGGATCTATACCATCAGAGATTGCGGTAGTGGTATTAGAAGTGGGAGCATCCGGCCCCTCAATATTTAGCTCTTCTTCTGGAGCTTGGCCAGCTGGGTCTTTTGCCATCATTGATTCCTGCGACAATAGAATTACTCAGTCGCAAGTATCTACTCTTGAGGATATCCCGAGAGACGAAAAATTAAACCGGAGTGCAAAACGAAGCGACTCGAACAGCTCGGATTGAATTTCATCATTTCCAGTACTGGTAACCAGTCGACAGACTCGGCTGCACGCTGGGCACTTTGCGGCAATTGTCAGGCCAGGAGCGGATCTTCTTCGGCCCAATCGTATGCGATGGTTACTTCAACTAGTTTCACATCACTATTGGTGTAAGTCAATTCCCCATGTTTAATGACTTTAGGCCAACTATTATAGAGACGCCATCGGATCCGATCAAGGTCATTCCAAGTCGGAAGATGGACATCTAATTCGGACATTCGCTTATAGTCACCACCAACTTTCAAACCTTCTGTGGGTGTCCACACAGTCTGCCGCCAATTCTTGACAATGGCTAACAGACCCTTGGTGTCATACCATGATACTTTAATATCTTCCCATACAACACTCTTAGCCCACTTATACTCCAAACTAGATGCAGTATATGAATCGGTATTCGCCGTAAAAGTAGGAAGAGTCAAGTCCCTGAGATGAATCAACGCCGAGTTCACCTCAACATTATTCCCAAAGAGATTGAAGATTTCCCAAGTATAGGTGTAGAAATACTCCGTCCTGTTAGATGAAGGACCGCCTATTCCGGCTTGCCCACCAAACGCACCATTCGGAGATGTTACTTGGAATCCAGGCATTAGTTAAAGTTCTTTGCCTCAATCGCCTTGTTATAGCGTAAAGTTACCGTGATTTCAGCAATATCGGTTGAGGCATAGCTCAAATCAGACGGAGTTACTCTCTGTGGCCAACAATCTGCCAAATAATAAGTCCATACCGGAGTGCCGTTCCCATCCAGCATTGCCAATTCACACGGCTTCTGATATCCGATTCCCAATACTGATTGGTCCAAGTGTACTACACCACCTGGGAGGCCAAAATTCTTACCACCCCACCATTCATAAATGAGGCTTGCAGCTTGATCCGTCAGATCCTGGTCCAGGTATGCGTGTTGGCCAGTCAATCTCTCGTAGAAGGTAATATCGATCGGCTTCCACCGATTCTTACCAGGCCGGTAGATCTCATCCTGCCCACTGTGGATAGTGATTTCGTCGAATTCGGGTGTTGGGCGGGTGGCTTTGTAGGCGAATAGGAGCAGGTTGGTTGATCCCCCACTATCTCTATCCAGTGGTTCCAGAGTTTGAAAGATATAGCGGTGTGCTCGAGCCGTCTCTTCAGTGTGGGACGGTTCAACATCTGCCGTACTGAAGCCCATCTCATCGTTGAACAGATGGCAGGCATCGTTGAATGGTATGTTGAATCCAGGCATATTCTATCTACACTATTAAATCCACCGTATCTTTCGCCGAAACTATTATACGCAAACGGCCCACCAATTGGTGGGCCGTAAGTTGGCGAGCGGGCAGTTCCGATTAAGTGTTCTGCGCGCAGTTCGGGGAAATGTCTGTTGGCTTTGGGACCTGGACGCAAGAACCATCAGACTTCGCACGGACTGCGCGGTCAAAACGCATTGTTGCCTCAATGGTCATAAGGTCGGTTGATGAGTAGTCGAGTTCCTGCCAGTTAACAGCAGCAGGCCAAGTGCCCATCATCGACCATTGTTCAGTTGTTTGACCCGAACCGTCGATCATGAGCAGAGCAGCAGTTCGCTTGTAAAATCGAGGGTGAGCCATCGCAATCGTTTGCATATTTACCACCGTCTCAATCCAGTGGTAAATTCCTCGTGAAATATCTGGGTCCTGCTCCACATCATACCACACCAGGGTCACTGGGTCCCAATCCTGCTTTCCAGCGAACCGGGCGACTTCCTGGTTGTGGTGCATTTCCGGTTCATCGAATTTGAACGCAGGCCGAGATGCGGATTGTAAGACCAATAATTCCGACTGGGAAAATGTTCCAGTACCACGCCCCAACGTCTCGAAAACCCACCGATGCTTCCGGCGTGTTTCGATCGTGTTTGATGGTCCATCTGTTTCGGAGTAACCGCCTCCGAAAGGGTGTACATTAAAACCAGGCATTGTTTACTCCATCAGTTTACGTAGCCGTCACGATGCCACCCGCCGCCAAAACTTCTTCAGCAGAGAAGCTGGCACCAGTGCGGAGGACAACCAAATTGAGCACGATGAATTCAACCGTCCGGGTCGGCTTCAAGAACACCGATACCCACAATTCATTGCGATCAATTCGTTCAGGTGTATTATTCGTCTCATCGACAACGACTCGGAATGCCTGCAAACCGCGTCTGGCTTGAATGTCCGCCAAGAACGGCTCAATCGTAGCCGACACCTGACGCCACAAAACGCGATCGTTTGGCTCGAAGATGAAATTCCGCAGAAGACGAATCAAATTCTTCTTAACAAAGATCAACAACATCCGGACATTAACACGATCCAAAGCTGATGAAGTTCGTTGCAGAGTCCGTTGACCCCAAACCGTGATACCATCTTGTGGGAATTTCACAATTGGGTTGACTGAGTTGCCAGAGCCATACAACAGATCGCGTTCTCCCTGCGTCGGGGAATACTCCACATCCAACGCGGTGAGCAATCGACCACGGCGAAGACCGGCAGGGGCAAACCACTGCTCAGTTTCACGTGCGGTACGGGAGAAGACACTCGTGATGTGTCCAGATGGTGGAATCCAAATCTCGTTCGAGCTGAACTGATCGAAGATTCGGAGCCAACCCCAATACAGGGCACCATAGCTACTATTAATAGCAGCCTTGAGATCGGACAGCAACATACCATTATGCCAATCAACAACTTGTTGCGGCCGGAGACCGAACGGAGGATCGACAATATAAAGCACATCACCACGGCTCTCGCAAACTTGCAAAGCCGTACCAATAACAGCACCGGTCGAGAACCCAGGAGTCGTCAACAAGTTAATATCAATTGTTTCCGGGTTCTGGAATGCGTACAATCCAGTGGATAAGGCTGGGTTGCCGATGACTGCTGCGTCCAACTCACTTGAAAATGCCGGATCAGTCGGAATACCATTAGTCTGACCAGCATACTCGCGGTTATTGAATTGTGATGGCTGCCGGACATCAAAGGTCGACAAATTCACGTTATTGTTCAGGAATGCTGGCCGCTCTTCCCAATTAACGTATGAATTGCCGTTCTGACCACCAATCGGCGATCCTGGGTTGACAATATTGGCAATATAACGGTCTTCACGCTTGTCAAAACTCGCGTCTTCAATCACGTCCAGGACTTCGCCCTGCGAACCAGCAATTGTGACCTTATATCGACCAGCAGCATCTCCAAGACCTTCAGTATAGACTTCCAAGCTGACTGTGTAGTCGTCGATCCAGGTGCCAGCACTTGGAGCAACCAACCAGCCGACGATATTCGCGTAATATGAGGTGTCGATCGAGCATTCGTTGCTAAACGGATCAGTCTCACACGACAGAGGGATCGAAGCAGTGGTTTCGCCAGAATCCGGCAAAATAGTCCGATTATCATTGAATCCGCGATAGGATCTCTTGTGAGGGAACAGGATATTCAACTCTTCAGAGAATCGCAATGTCCGCAAATTCGAATAATCGGCCAACATCTGAAGGGTATCAAATTGATGATCAGATGATGCCACGATTATAACATGTGTAGTCTCACCAGGAACCGTCAATTCGAACGAATCCCAGAGAACATCACCGGCAACGATACCAGCAGCATCTACTGAACCGGCAATGGAAGCCGTCGTTTGATCAAGACCAATCGGCACGTTGAATTCAACATCAACCGTCTCATTATCACCCACCAAGTTCATGCGAACTCGGTTATTTTGGCTGGTGATATCATATGGTCCAGAGTCCAAACCAAGAAGGTAAGATCGTGGAATATCCCAGGCGTATTGCTGAGTCCCAACTTCCAATGCCCATCCTTGAGTGGTCATCAACTGAAGACGTTCACCAGCAGTGTCCGAACGAATCTGCGGGATAACAGTAACGCCGTCATCTAAAGTGAATTCGACGAACTGGTAATCCTCGCCAGACAATAGCAAATTTGCCGCATCGGTGAAGGATGTGGAGGTCGTGTGAGTCGCGGCGAGCATCGTGTAAACGGTCGGTGATGTAGCACCTTCCACGGAAACCGAGAAATCACGGTTGTCGGGAACGACAGAGAATGTAAAAGTATCATTTTCGTCCAAGACACCAGACGTGACGGCAACTTGAACCGAAACACCAGTCCCGATGGGGATGAAGGATGAAATACCGTCATCACCTGGGTCATCTAAAACACCCTCTGCAACGATTTGACCATCACTGTTTCTGACGATTTGATATCCTGCTCCTGCGACAGCAGCATTATCGGAGAGATTTGGTGCGGACGTGATAATCATCACGAATGAATCGTCAACAGACCCAGTGTAGGTGCCGGTTGTGTTCAATGTTGCCGCTGTGGCCCCAAAAGTGCTCGAGACTTCAACGTCACGGTAGTCGATCGCACTGATGGAAGCTGCATGGAATACTAGCGGTTCCGGGTTGTCGCCAACGCCATCGCCAACTTCACGGAGATTCAAACGGCCAAAATCGATTCCTTGATATAGGGGAATTCTTCCCCAGCCCTTGCCACGTCCGCCGGACAAGTCGATACATACGGAGTCTAGTTCGGCCCCTTGGCCTTCGGCACATTCCACGCCAACACGCATAACGTAAGCTTGGTTGCCTTCTTCAAGATATGCCAATACAGCATACATCAAATAACTGGCTGGGAAGGGCTCACCGAATGTATCAACTGCCTGCTGCGAATTCGTAATCAGGACTGCTTCATTGACCGGACCTTTATTGGCGGTGCCGATAAAAGCGGGCCGAAGCGGTCCGATGGCGGTCGGGATGACACTCAGATCGATTTCGCGAGGGAAAACACCTGGACTAAGGAATACTGCCATTGGGATCTACTCCATACGTCAAATTCTTGACTTCTGAGGTATTTTTGACGGAATGATGCCCTTAGGGAGTAACTGCTGCCTCTTGATCGACATGTGCTTCAGAGTCATAAATAACCTGAATCATGCGTCTCTTCTGCAGATTCTCAATCTGCTCATTACGCAGATGAGACTTCGGCAGCAGAGCATCCTGGCCTGGATTAATCCTGACCTGTTGCTCATTTCGGTAGAAATCACTGTTAGGGGGCCGTACTTGTAGAGCGATCATCTGCGAGGAGCAGTTGTAAATTCGCACCACACTACTTTTCTGTTTGCTCATTAATCAATTCCTCAGCTTTTGGGTCCTGAATTCAGGCCATACTGTACTTTTGATGTGGACATATTCCACCATTTGCATTACGACCGCAATTACAATTAAAGCATAAAACATCATATCCTGATGGATATTGATTTTGTCTCAACCAACTGTAGAATCGCCAGCCGCTAGTCGTGCCAGTCTCACGTCTTGCTCTCGAAGACAAAGCGGCTGGACTAGGTGATATCTTCGAATATTTCATTGTATTATTTCTTCAGCTTCATCTACATCTTGGATTGGTTCAGACCACAAATTCCCACCAGCCACCGTTGATTGAGCTTTGGAAGCAACAAGGATTTCACCAGCTTTTTCTTGAAGAGTTACCACTCGACCAAGAACTGTTTTGACAATCTTCTCTGGTAAAGGCAACCAGGCTTCTGCAGTAGTGGTTACTTCATACCGAACTTTTGCATGCGTGTCAAATCCTGCTTCTTTATCACTCGCATCTGTCGACCCACCATAGCGAATCTGGACATTCCCTTCTAATTTGCCATCAAACATCCGGAATTCAGCTAATGGATTGAACCGGGTGAGCACCTGATAGATTATGTACTCCACATCTCTTTTATGTTCTGCCCAAATAGTGAGATTATAATCAACGAGCCAAGGCGTTGGGCGATATACCTTAGCCACCTGATCACCACGGCTACTCAGATATCGAGCAGTCATAGCATGATATGGAGGACTGAACTTCTCAGGATTGAACTCATGACTCTCACGACTGATAGCAGCCACAGGTAATCGAGCACGACCCTCGACAAGATCATCATTCCATATCAGAACACTCTTATCACCACCAGCAATCTTGACCCTCATGAAACGATACGAATCCTTAGTCGGAACACGAATTCCAGACCAATATTGTTTCATCGAGTCATCCAATGACCTAAAGCCAGGCTGAAGGTACTCCTCAAGATGATATGGATAAACTGGGACATCACCATCACCAGAAATCCCAGTACGACCGCCCTCAGCATGACTAAGCTGTTTGACAGCCGGAATAGATCCCAATCCACTAGGGAGCTGTTGCGGACCGACCTGGGTCGACCCACTCTTAACAGAAAAATCAGCTCCAAAATCGTAGATTGGCAATGTTTATCCAATTACTTTACAGACGATAACAAATCAGCAGGATTCTTCAGGTCATCCATAACCTGCCGCACCTTATCTTCCGTGGACTTCTTCTCATCTGCATCCTGCACAATAATCTGGCCAGTCAGAACAGTAGTACCCCCATTCTTGGTGACACTACCAGCTGCCTGAACCAATTTCAAACCAGGGACCTGTTGCTCAAGATGTTTCTGCACCCCAGCAGCAATCATATTAAAGAAACGATGATTCGACACAGAATTGCTGGATCGAATCTGTTTAACCTGATCAGATACTTTCGCGGTAGACACCGTTAGTCCTCACATGCTCCTCTGTAGGCATATCTTCCTCAGGCCGCACAGTAATATCGGCAGTAAGGATTTCAACCTGACAGGTAAAGTAAAGCCAGATATAACGGAAATTACCACTAGGAGTAGCATTCATAATTCTAAAATTCTTTGGACTAACAGCAGCCGCATTATACGGCAACTGTAGCACATCCCCCATCCGCAACATCCTATCGTTGAACCTCTCGTGTAGTTGTCTATGACTGAAAACTACCTCCAATCGGTGGGCTTCCATATCCGCACCCCATTTCTTCAGCTCAATTTCAATCGGAGCCGGTTTGAAGAATGCCTTCATAGGGATATGATTCCAGTATGTTGGGTCAGCATCCTCATCCCAAACACCATCATGATCCACATTCTCAGTACGCTGAAAGACTTTAATCTCGGCACCAGACACATGAATAATTTCATCAGCCAATTGACGGGCCAGCTTGATATCCGCAACTTCCGTATCATGTAGAGCGATAGGAGTATGACGCTGCTCTACATCAGTGCGATAACTCTCCCACACTGAATCAAAAGTGCCAGGACTAATTTGTCCCGTATCGGCTGCAAAGCGATGAATTGTCATGTTCTATCTTTGTATTTGAATCCCATACAAAAGGACAGAAGCCAAATCGAGAAGATGTTGCCTGGTAGCATACAAATTCGATAAGGATGTTCATTACCCACAGTGTGAAGGCTGGGCACTGATACCCAAAGGGCGTCCACACCAAGAACCAGACAACGAAGTCCCATTCTAGGCAGTTAAATTTGGCTGATTTAACTAAGTGCCAGATAAACCCCAAGGCGGCACAGGCGGCAATATGCCCACACCCTCGGGGAACACGCCCTCCTCAACATATGGATCAGGCGGTGGTGGCAAGACATCATCAAAATCCGGAGATGGGCAAAAACCCATCCCAATCACATCACACGCATCGAAATTCTCTTTGACGGGTAATTCCTCATTAGCCAGATCACGTAATATCTCATAGTAATCATCATAATCGGCACATGGGCAATCAGTATCTATTGGTGGCAACACCAACCATTTCTGACGCATATTCCCACGATTGAAGTTGGCCCCCAACTTCACTTTAGACCCAGGAATCGCATCTAGTGCGGCCTGTAGATCAATGATCGCATTCCCACAACCAGATTCAGCAAGGTGGGAAGAAAGAGCAGTTGAGGACAATGCAGACGTTGGCTCGCATCCAGGAACAAGAACTTTATTCCCAGAGATCACCTCCAACTGGAGGCTGATCGTTGTCTGCATTCGTAGTGGCATTATTTTCATCTTCGCCGATTACTTCCCACGGAAATCTGTCATCCACATTCATTACGCGGAAATTGAAAATCGATTTCTTAGCTGCTTTAGTTTTGCCCTCTACATATGGAAGTAATCCATCAGGCTTGATTTCAAGAAGAAATTGCTCTTCTGCCAAAATGACCAAGAAATCTGGAATATATCTTCTAATTTTACCGTCTTGTTGATAAGAAATCGGAAATGGATTTTTGATGAATTTTATTACTTTATCGTCATCATCAAGCCGATTAGATATAACCAATTCCCAATATGAATCACACCAAAAATCATTGCATTTGTTGCGTTTCGAACTGAATTTACCTCTATTACCAGGGCCTTTTCTCACTGTTATCCTGTGGCGACGCAAAGCCGATAATACAGCTTTTTTACCACAATTCAATTCGCTAGCAATGACTCTTGATGGTTTTCGTTCTACAACATATGCATTGAACAACCATTCAACATCGCCAAGTTTGTCGTATGCTTCTTGCCCTATTTGAACACTAAGATTAGTCGATTCTTTAAAGCTGAATCCTGGCGATTTGACTCCAGCCGCATAACATCGTTGTCTAACAACGTTGATCGAGCATTCCAACTGCCTTGCTACTTCACTGAATGCCGTGCCCTTTTTTACCAAACCAATAATTTCGTCGTCAACAACATCTGATTTATTATGCGGCTTGTGAGATGACTTAAACCTTCCCCTTATGATTTTTAACCCAGCCGATTTCAAAACCTTTCTAATATGATAATCCCTAGCTTCATATTTATTTGCTAGATCAGCAACCGCAACTCCAGATTTATAAGATGCAACGATTGCGTCTTTGTCTAGATTGGCTACAACCGGTTTCCATGTTCCCATTATCGCGTCCTCCGAGTTATTTTTGACGCGATATAACTAAACTACCACAACCAGAGACCTATCGGCTCTCCCAACTTTATGGCCATCTCAATTATTTCATCTTTATCTTTTTGACCTTCTTGCACTAAGTCTGATCCGTCATAATTAATAGTACCACCATCAGGAGTTGGCATACCAGCTACCTTCCGACGAGCACTACCGACCGCAATCCGTGCTTCAGCCAACATCATATCGTAAACCAGTTGTCTGGATTGCGGACTACGGAAATGATTCACTACAGGAGTGTAAAGGACAACTACTGGGAACGCACCCTTGGGTGTCGGGTACAATCGAATCAACTGATCTTTTGCACTGAGTCCATCACCAACAATACCAGTGCCGTCTCCTTCACCGATCACTTCCCAGTGGCCTTCTGTCCCTAGAACTTTTTGGGAGAACTTGCGATAAGCTTGTAGAAGGTGGTAGTCGGTAAGGATGTTTTGAATACCAGAAATATTGCCGATATTGAAAAGGAATGACTCGGCACCGAAGACGTCATCGATCCTGGTAGTGACAGGGTCCCAATTGACCTCTTGCACCCAGTAAGCATCCTCTGGTAGTGGGTAAGTGGACTGGAGAGGCTTGGTATAGAACAGAGATAATTTCTGTTCTCGAGGGAAATACCCAGCAATGAAGTCACCAGCGACCCGGAAGATTGTCTCCCACTGGTCTTCAGAAATCTCCACCTCAGTGATAGGATGTCCCATTTTGGATAGGACATACTTCTTCATCGGGTCACTGCGGACCTTTAGGACACTCGGGAGTTCTGCTGGTGCCAGAATTGCCATTAACCCAACACCTCTTGGAAATCGCTAGGAAGACCACTAAGTTTAATTAATTTAGCTTGCACTTCTGACAACTTCTTCTGAACTGCTTTTTGAATTCTATGATTTCCATCGAGGATATAATTTATTGAATTATCGTCATTGACTATGATTAAAACTGGATATTTCAAATCAGCATTCTGTATCTTTCCTTGTTCTGCAGGATCATCACCATGAAGTGCGAGGTTAGACAATACTGATGTAGAGACATTTTGTATGGGGACATCTTTTATAATATCCAACAATTTAGTGAGTGTGACAGTTGTTTCCCCACTTGTCCATGAATCATCTAGTCCCTCCTCATTGAAAATATCTGCGTCCTCAGTGATCAGATTCGTTATGCTCATGATCGTGGCCTTTGTTATTGCCATCTTGCCTCAATATGGTTGCCAGACCCGGCTCGTCAACTACCTCGATTTTCTTCACTTCACGCATCACTTCGAGGACCTGGGCAGGAGTCATCTCCTTACCATGTTTTTCAGCGATATATTGCCGAACGTACTGGAGATCTTCTTTAGTGACTTTCATTACGGGAAGTGATACCCCTTGTCACCATAGACCACACCGGCATAATCAATCCGGAAGATTTCGAAAATGATACCCACCGGAAGGTTAGCCAAAATCCGAGTCTCTAACTCAGATCGTAGTGCAGCACACCCAGTATCCGTGGCTGTTGCGGGATTCTGGAGCGACGGGGAAGATCCAGGACCAGTAACCACCTCACCAGCATGTATCAATTGTTTCTCTGGATGCGGTTGAGCATTCAAATCATTCGCATTGAAGAACCCAGTAATCGCTGCCTGAGCCGGTACTTCACCCATTTGTGGTTTCACTGCAGTGCCACGGGTCAACCCGCTATTACCGCTGCGTCCTTGGCCGCCAAACGATTGATGCTGACCACCGCCGGGCTCCGAGATATTAAGAGATGCAGATGCCTCTAGACCCTCAAATATGAGTGTCCCAATTTTTTGCATATCCCGCCAAGTCTCGAATCGTTTCGTCTTTATAAGCCCCGAACCACGATCAGGAACAATTCGGATGTGTGCGGTGAATGGTACCCAACGAGCCATTGTAGGTTCTCCTTTGAATTATCTTTGACCTACTGATCACCAAGGGGCTTCCTTGGGATCATTTTTGGTACTGTTTTAAGTTTTCGTGGTATAATCTGTGGGACACAAGACTAATTTTGATAGAATGGCTAACGTTGGCTTATTCAGCTAATAGGAACCAAATCGGAATCATGCCACTTAATAGGATATCGCCATTCATCGATGGCATCTACTTGATTCCGGAAATCGCCAATTTCGTTATGCATATCGCTCTCATAGAAAAAGATGATATCATTTGGACCATCTTCAGAGCGTGTTTTCCCTACGATGTGGATAACCTCAACGACATCGTGGCCGGGACGCATAGCAGTGCGTCGACGGTAAAAGAACATGTCCCCAGTTTCAAGAACATGTGAGCACACTTCGCCACCATTCCTAGTAACAAGAGCAAACTTCCGAAGTCCAACTCTCGACAAATTATCAGTAGATGTCTCTTTACCTAATTCACCAATTTGATCTTGGACAGAGCCATCTGCATACAGTGCCTTCCAAACCAGTTTATTAGTGTGGAAATAGTTGCTAGCGTTGGGACGTGGATGTGGTGACAATACAACCGGACCTTCTACAACATCGGTGGACACAACTAATGGATGATTGGCTTCCGTCCCTTGCATGACGGGTGGCTCCATCTCCAAGATATTGACCCTAAACCCATCATCGGATGATTTACCAACAGACTTTGCAGCCTCTGGCATATCTTCCTTACTAATAGGGGCGGTCCATTGTTTGATCGTTACTTTTGACATTCCGTTATCATCTTAGCAATTTGTTTGGGATCGATTTTCATAATCTACTTGAGATCAGCAGTAAGATCAATCTCCTCGAGGGATTCGCCTTCAACACCTTTGATGCGTTCTAGATCTGCCTTACGCTGTTCCTCTATTGCCTTAATCATATCATCGTTAGCCAAATGACTAATACGACAATAAAGGCAATACCCTTGCTTACCACATCCGTCACAAGAATGGCCGCCAACATCTTCGTCGAATTCAAGACCAATTTGCTTGGATAGAGAAGTTGATAGAGAAATAATCTTTCCCTTTTTGGGTTCCTTCAGGCGGGGGAGCATACACCAATATTTATCACCTTTTTTCAGAGACTTAGCTTGCCTGGCTAATTGCTCTTGTGGGGTATTGGTTCGTTCAGCCATAATTGTCCTCTATGTCTCGTCGAAGAGCCAAGTGAATGTCTCTTGGGCAGTTGTACCTGCAGAAGCTGTAGTAGCAACTGTCAATTGATAAACAACCAATTCCCCGAGTGCTGTATCGGTTGTGGTGGTCGAACCAGTCACAGTCAACGGCGCACCAGACGTATACATCGTGAAATCCGGCGGAGCGGCCGTGGTGAGCGTTGTTCCATAATTGGTCGTATTTAGAGCATCACCGGTAGTACCAGTCATTCCGGTGGCTTGGACATATCCAGAAGCTTTGGCGGCAACAGCACCGACACCAGTTCCGAAATTGGCGGAACCATCACCATGCCATCGAATATTATCGATCGTCCCTGATGGGGCTACATCAACCGACAGCCTTGTGGCAACCCAAAATGATCGGTTGGTACCGGCCGCAGGAATTTTAATAGGGTTGGTACTACCAGAAGCAGTTGCCTGATGTGTATCGACAGCATTGGCAACGGTATTAGCACTGGTAATATCTGTTCGAGTAGGCGAACCAGAAGCACCAGTCCAACGCCTAATCGTTACTGTCGCTGCCATTTTTGCACTCCTGAAGTTATGTTGTAACTTTGACGGAGCAGATTATACTTATAATACACAATTGCCCTCAACCAGAATTTGTCACAAGTTTCACGAATGCCAATTTCTTGCCGCCAAATACCTTTTTATATCCATGCTTTTGGGCATAAATCGCTTCTTTGACATTATTCAATCTTGCACGATTGTATAAAGTCTTTTTATGGATAACAATTCCAAGGTCATCTATGTACCAATAATCAGGTGGAATTTCATGGTGAAGATCAAAATTGCATGCTTTATAAACAGTACCAACATGACCGCGAGTTGTGTCAGCATAGGCGATTACAGCATCAGCCTGTATTGATTGCAAAGTCCTTGATACAAACCATGATCCTAGATTTTTCTTTTGGAATTTAGGATCAATACAAAGTCGTGATAATTCCTTCAAATTTCCAAGTCCGATAAATTTTTCTGTTTGTTGTCTAATTGGGTTACTGTATAACACCACCGCAATCAACTCATCTCGATACCAAGCCCCATATGCTAGACCACCTCTATTACCGCCCAAATAATGATATGCATCTAAAAGTGACTTACAATCATGCCGCGAAACTTCTGAGACTTTTAATTCATTAAATTCAAAATCTGTTATTTCAACAGACCTGTGGAGTTTGTTCCTTAACCTATTAATCAATTTATGTAGATCTGAAAATTCATTTTCCCAGATATACATGATTTCATATTGTGGAAAATACTTATTAATATATGTAAATTTCGAACTATCATTCTTTTTCGCATTTTTCAATGAATGCCAATATTCACCCTGGACTTCGATCAGAATATCACACGGTGTCGATTTGACTAAACAGTCAAATGAATAATGACCGATTAGAGTTGCAGGTCCTTCTCGACAATACTCAATGTCAAGATCATCGAGAGTATTATATAACAGTAATTGGATGCTACTTACTTTAGGATTAGAAGAGAGATACTCCGCATGTTTCTGGCGATACTCTGGTTCATTCCATTTTAATGCAATTGATGATTTAAAATCTCTCAACTTTATTCCAAGTTCACACATCAAATCATGAACATAAGTATACGACCACCCAACCAATTCAGATATTTGGTTAATTGATAAGCAAGTATATTTGTCTTCTAGAAATTCTTTATTTGCCCACTGCTCTAAGGGCAAACTGTTCTCTCTATTTCCGAAAGTGATTATTTTAGTTTCTTCTCTTTTCCTAAAATTGACTCCGGAAAGCAGTAGTTTATTACGCATCACAGAATAAACTACATTATAGTCTTTAGCAATATCTGCTATTGATCGGCCAGATTCGTATCCCGCCTTAATTTTCTTTAACGGGATTTTATTAATATTTTGTCTAATTTCTGAAACAGTTCTTGATTTTATTCCAAATTTCTTTGCTGCAAACCGTACAGCTGTGCTGGTTCTGCTGACTATAGAAGCAATCTCCTCCCATGACAAACCCTCCACAATATATTTCTGGCACAACCATTCTCTAGTTCTCCAAATCCCGTTTTCCATCATACACAATCTCTAACACGAAATCTTTGTATACAAAAAAAGAGTTAGACGGGAAATCCCATCTAACTCTTTACCATGCTCACAATCAATCTTAGACCAAAACGTCCGGTGTCAAACCGCGAGTATCCTCATGTAGATCGCGGGTAAGTCCAGCGACAGTATTGCTGAGGAATTTGTCGTGGCCAATCTGGAAACCGAAATCGATTTCGGTAATGTTGGTCTGGGCGTTCGCAAATGACACTTGGTCCTTCAGACCGATGACAATCGGGAAACCACGAGTCGCGTTGTGACGTGCTTCACCCATATACGGACTGAAATCAGCCGTGGTGGTGTCACGTGTCTTCACTTCGACCAGGATTTCGTCCGCAGGTATGCTCATGACCAGCGGACGGAGTCTTTTGATCAAAGCGGCGACGGACTCGTGCCGATGCATCTGCCGAAAGGAACGGATCCTTCGGAACACCTGAATGTCGGTGTTGGCAGGTTGTGCAGCCATGAGATCATCTCCTAAACTGGTTTTGTTCGACTCTCTATTTTCTCGAACTACAACTTATTTTTGAGCGAAACCATGGCTTTTCACACTAATTGCAACGACGGCGGAAAAGTCGAAAACGAACAGATCGTTGCCCGCAGGAATTATAATTCTGTCGCACACCACGGGAATTCCTAAAGACGCGGACGGGAGCCGTCACGGCACGAAACAGGGGACGTCGAACATTGCATGTTCCATTGCTACATTGCTGGGCTTGAGCCAAAGAAGCAAAGAACAACAAAACAATAACAGCCAGTAAAGAACGCATGGGGTGATCCTCCGTGGGGAATTGGGGTGGGACAATATAATAGGGGCAACTATTTACTTTTGAGATCTGCCTCAACCATCATACCAATTAATTCTTCAAACATCACCTCTGGCTCCCACCCAAGTTTATCTTTAGCCTTAGATGGATCACCGCACAATAAACTAACTTCAGCGGGCCTCATGAACCGCTCATCCGTAACCACGTAATCATCGGGGTTCAGATCCACACGGTCAAAAGCCGCCTTAACAAACTCCCGAACACTATGGGTCTCACCCGTAGCAACAACATAATCATCAGGCTCATCCTGTTGCAACATCATCCACATAGCACGGACATAATCACCAGCAAACCCCCAATCCCTCTTAGCATCTTGATTTCCCAAAGCCAATTCCTTCTGTTCACCATTCTTTATCCTGGCCACAGCATTCGTGATCTTCCGAGTCACAAATTCCAAACCACGCCGTGGGCTCTCATGATTGAACAAAATGCCAGAAGTACAAAACATCCCATAACTCTCACGGTAATTCAGCGTAATCCAATGCCCATACAACTTGGATACACCATACGGACTACGGGGATAAAATGGAGTAGATTCCCTTTGCGGAATCTCCTGCACCTTACCAAACATCTCACTCGAGCTGGCTTGGTAGAATCGGATCTTGTCATTCACATGCCGGATCGCCTCCAGCAATCGTGTAACCCCAAGCCCCGTCATATCCGACGTCGAGACTGGATGATCCCAACTAGCGTGAACAAATGATTGTGCCGCGAGATTGTAAACCTCATCGGGCTGTACGTTCTCGATCAACCGAGTCAGAGAGCCCTGGTCCGTCATATCCGACTGATGCAGAGTAATCAGATCAGTGATATGAGCAAGACGAGAAGTATTTGGGGTGCTACTCCTTCTTATCATCCCATGAACTTCATAACCCTTCGACAACAATAGTTCGGCAAGATAAGATCCCGATTGCCCATTAACACCTGTAATAAGTGCTTTATGTTGATTGCTCATTATAGAATTTCATTCTTCTTGGGTTAATGATACCATAGTGATCTAACCATCTTTTAAGTGTCTGTTGAGTAACTCCATAATGCTTAGCCAATTGAATACCGGATAGTTGAAGTATTTGAGTTTGAAGAATCTCGACTTTGGGACGTTCTTTTCTCGGCTTTCTGCATTGTCTTCGTCTAGTATTCCATTTATAAAGATATTGTTGAGTAGCCAATGGACGAAGCCAATCAAGAAATTTTGGTGCCGATCGGCCCTTGATACGCACTCTATTACTGCTTGGGGTTATTGAAGAATCGAAACCCAATTTCGACAATTGAAAACATAATATACTTATAGACTTAGCATCAAAATCGTCAGTGCATAATTGCAAACCATAATCAACTTGATAGCCGTCTCCAACAAACCACCAATAACAAGCAATTTGCGATAATTGTAAGTTGGATGGCACGATCTTCTTTTTATTAATATACCATTTGTTCCAACATGGTTTCAAATCTGTGTAGAATGATGACTTAAAGTGCCAATAACCAGTCTTAGATACCCATGGTTTTGAAAAGTGTAATCCATCGAAAACTGTGGCAATATCTACCAGAGTCTCTCGGAACTTGCAACCATATGTCATTCTTGCAGATACTGTTGAATTACCATCTAAATGTCCATCTCCGAGAAGAATACCATCCAAAGCAGAAGATTGGTTAGCGGTAAGATTTGCGACCTTACATCCGAGCCGCACCGCTTCTGACGTAGTTCTCGCCACAATCCCATACTTTCTACAATTTTTGCGAATAGTTTCTTTATGAATCCCAAGTTTCACAGCTATTTGGGAATGCGACATGTTGTTAGAGTATAGCTCACCCAACAAAGAAGCATATTCATCTTCAGTAATGCCCAATTTCTGATGTGGATATTCCCAAGAACCCATATGACCTTTGACCTGTAAAACCTGTGATATGTTTGCTTCAAAGATAAATCATGAAGCTCAAAGCAATTATAGAATCTGAATACGACGGCCTCGAAGACGCCGACGAATTTTCAGATCCTCACGCATGCCTACATTGTGGAGAATCTGAAGCCTGGGCATGGTGTAACCAATGCCATGCCAACATATGCACCGATTGTGGAACATCCGGTACATCGGTAGCTGAAGGTTGGGTATTCTTTATAGTTCCAGGAACCAGGTCCGATCCACCATACATCGAAGATGCCTATTGCCCGCAACACCGGGACATGATAGGGCCTGACCCACCCACCAACATTGTGGGACTTACGCGATACGACTCGCCCAGCTTCCCGAACTGGATGTCACCATCAGCATTCCAAGCATACCTCCGCGATGAGTACAGAGATGGGGAAACTTGGGATGGTGGTCACGGGAAGCGTGGTCAGTGGGAGCATGGGGAAACTTGGGATGGGGAAACTTGGGATGAAATCAGCGAATCGATTAGTGATTACGACGGACTTGAGGACGCAGACGAGTTCAGCAACGACATCGAGTTTATGGGTGAAGCCAATTTAGGACCCCATATCTTCAGGGTCTGGCATCATAAACAGCTCAACAGAATCTCAATGGAAATCAATGGATATGAATTAGGATTCGAAGATGATCATATGCCAACGGCCCAAAAAGAAGATATCCTCAAGAAACTAATCACTCTACGGCCAGATTTAGTTCCATTCGTCAAAGACCACAGCATCAATGGACAACTCATGGATACCGGTCTAGCACTGGTGCAAAATCAGCACAATGGGCAATTGGCTGTGCGAGGCGTGGGCGAAGACAGACGCCGAAACTATGATACCTGGTGAGTCAGGAAATTCTAGCAAAGTTCTGTAGCCAAGCCCCGTCTACCAATTTCTCACCTTTGCCATAGACCACATCGACCACACCCGTGAGATACCGTAGATCAAACGGGCTCCAACCAGCCTTAGACATTATCGGCCGCCCACTATCCGCAGTCTTAGTAATGTCGATAGCAGTAAAAGATGCCTCATATCCAGGCTGTAAACGGCCTATCTTCCGGTCAGTGAACTCGCCCAACCGTTTACCAGGATTCTTACAGGCTATATTAAACACAGTGGACACATCAACCTTCTTTTCTTGGACCAACCAAGCAACAAACGACCCAAATGTGTCCAAAGATGGCACCCCACATAAGCCAGAACGGATCTTATCAAGGGCTAAATGTGGAACATGGCCGCTCACCAAATAGTCGAACACGCCCAAACAATCGAACAATCTCAACTGTTCCTTGGCCGTAGGGAGAGGTGGATTAGTCCGCAAATACTCAGACTTATTATGCATATCAGAGTTGAAATAAAGATGATGTGGCGTAATCGCTATCGGATCAGCAATACCCAAAAATTCATCAACAGACGCGGTGACCAGGAAATTAGGCGGTAAATGGGTTATCTCAAGTGCCAACGCTTCGGTACGTGGATCATCTGATATATCAGCAAGAGCGGTAATCCCACCATTCAATGCAGCCACCGCCGCAGACTGATATGTCTCTTGTCCAAAGTCGCAATAAGCACCGAGATCGACAAATCCTGGAAAGATGATATGAGAAGTCCTAAGAAAATGACGGTCAATAAAACTGCCATACTCATCAAACAAATCATTCCTCGGACTTTGAGGTTTCCTGATTAATCTTTTGATTACACCATCTTCGAATTCCAGGATACCAGGTTTTAGCCCATCTTCTTCTACGATATTTCCGTAAATGATCATTATTCAACTCTCAGAAAACATGGGGTCTCACATTTGAGCCTACCAAATATGATTCCACCCACAAACCGGCATAAATCGTCATCAACGTCCCAGTCATACTCATTATTTTCATTTACACTAATATTCCATTCTTTCAGAACTTGCCGCAGTTCAACTCCGGACGGATATTGCTGACGATACCCAAACACAAGACGATGGAACGTCTCTATATCCGGATTTGTGTCCGAAAGGCGGTCTGTAATTTCAACACGTGTTGGTGGCCGACCATTACTCTCACCAGATACTCGACATTGATTAGCAATCCAGATTGTGCGACAGGTTTCGGCCAATACCTTTACCGCATCTGAATCATACCGCACTAATGGAACATCATCTTGGATATCCATCAAGTGGATTACCGTACGATATAACACATAATATGTCTCTGGAGCCGCAGCAGCCCGGAAATCCTCAATTTCATATCTGGCTTTGAACCAGTCTAGAGTAACGAGCATTTCGTCGTAATCATCACATGTTATTTCCTTGGTGAGAACCATAGCAGATGATGGGTTGGTGTAATGAGCGACCGCTTTGATAGACAGTGCAAATGGGTCATCACCCTCATTAGTGAGGATAACAAAATCCCCTGCCACCGGTCTCATTGAAAAAGCAATATTAGGAATAGTTAAGCTACAGGTTGAACCAGAATGAATACCAACTTGTAGTTCAACCCGAACAGGTAAAAGAATCATCGTTATTTAGCCAAAACAGATAGAAAGCCCGACGATAAATACTTAACACCGAGCAAACTAAGACAATGATGGCCAACGAAGATATGGAATATCATTTAACTGCCTAACTAGAGCATCCCACGATAAACGCTGTGCTGGAAGATGCTCACCGATAGCATGATACTCAAGTTCAGGCCAAGGAACCGGGTCCCCCGCCTTAGCGATAAATTCCCAATTAGGATTGCTAGCTTTACCATATTCAGTGTCCATATAGACACTGCCACCATTAAGACCAGACGATAGATTAGCTATTGGGATCCAATAAGAATTACCCTGATAAACAAACCAATGGCCCTCACGCTCACCAACATATCTGTACCTGAATTCATCCCAAATTGGACCTCTAAATTCGTCTGCATCCTCAAGTCCGTCGTAATCACTCTCATTGAGCGATTTAGGAGGACCGAACCGTTCACAGGTTTCGCAATTCTCTACATCAGGGTAAGGCTCACTCTTCGGGAATTTCTTGCCGCAACTTGGGCAACATTTCTTTTCGGAGATAGTTCTAAGACGCATGACACCTCACCTAATAAGATGCCTCGCCCACGTCCCAGCTCTCTTCATCCCCATCATCATACTCATCATCGATCTCCTCATAATCACCACGATCGAATTGAGCTGGGGTTTCTGCCTCTAGATGAGCCATCAACTCTATGAGGGTTTCGCGAGGACCGGCCGGATCTTGTCCGGACTTTATGGATTCGAGAGTATCGGCCAGCAACTTGTGTATTAGTTGTGGCTCTTGTACTGCTAAAGTAGAAACAACACCCGCCAAAGAGTGCCCTTTTGGGACGATTTGTAGGAATGCACGCCACAATTGCGGACCAACCTGGATTAGCCATGGTTCATCCTCAAGACGATCAGCTTCTTGGTAGATCCCAGCAAGTTGATTCTTGTCCAGACCCTCGAGACCATGATAAGACAATAATTCCATAGTCCCCTTCACCAGCTCTTGAACAAGAACCGGGAAATTGATAGCACGAGCGATGACCTTAGCTTCCGATATCTCTTGCTCAGCCTCTAGCTCAAAGTCACCTTCTTGTGTCTCCTCTGCCTCGTACTGGCTTTCGGCGTCTGGGCTATCTTCGGCCTCATTATCCCCGTACTGGACGCGGGAAGTACCAACCGTGGCGTTGTCGAGCATCTCTCGGGCCATGTTTGCAAAATCGAGTAGCCAGTAATAATGAATAGAACCACTGGCAAACTGCCCGTAAGCCTGCAACAATTGTGGGTTGATCTTCGCTAATTGTTCTTTGGCAGCATGGTGAATAGATGCCATGTTATGAACCGCCGCCCCCTGAGTCAGGGTATTCATGGTGATTCGCTTATTCACCTGTTCCCGATCAATACCAACATTCTCGAGATCAATACCAACATTCTCGATATCTGTTGGTTCTGGGATCGCATCGTCTCCTTGACCAACAGCCTGAGGTGGCTCCAGCTTTCCGTCGAGCATCTCAAGCGGGATGCCCCAGGTCTCATGGACTAATTGCATCGCAAGTTGTTCTAAATGCTGCTTATACGGTGCTTCAAGACGTGCAACTTGTTGAAACGCCCGCCCTACCAACTGAGGAGCCATTTGAGCGACTCGCTCCGGTTCCATTTGTTGGAGTTGCGGGAAAGCCTTCATAAGTTGTTCTACACTATGACCAAATGCACCTTCCGCAGTTTCAGCCCCATACATTGCCATAAGTGGATGAGCAGCAAACGGATGCCGAGATTGCCTAATCCCACCCCAGAATTGTTGGGTAGATGGGTGGCTCCCGCGTTCAAACCCCTCGATGATCATGGGGAGATCACCAAAGAACGTATTGGGGTCTTCAGTAATTAAAGATGCAATATAATCGACACGTTTATTCATATACTATATTTGATATAGAAGTAAATGTTACATAATCATCTCCCCCTGGATGTTCCCAACAAGTTCACTTACGCCCAGGTTCCAATTATCCGTACACGGTGATCCTTGTCCTTGACGGTATCACCGCTGCTGGTCCAAATGCGTTAAATTCTTTCGATTTAACGCTCCCAGCGGTTGTCGACCTCACACTTCTCGGCTCAAATTGAGCACTATAGTAGATTATAAAATACGGCGGCCGATGGCTAGGATTTGCACCCGCGACATCCGTCCCGACAGGACGTTACTCTGGACTACCTCCGCAGGGTAATACCCCACGGCTGGCTCCAAGTGGCTGAGTTACACCGGGTAGCACCGCATTGAAGCAGGGCCACATAGCTTCCGCCGTAGTATCTTTCCGTTAGGCGTTCGGCTTGATCTTGACCGATGCCTTCGCCGGAGAAATTTGTTTCTTCTCTTCTTTGGCGACACCCTTCTCGATCAGCATGGCCTTGAGACCAGTAACCTGACCAACCCGCTCTTCGTCGATGACGAATGTGATCTTCTCGCTGCCTTCTCGGGGTTCTGTGACGTCGACGCGACCCTTGCCGGGCACCTCGATGTTCAATTTGCTGCCATTGGCGAAAGTTCGTAGTTCTTCCTTCTTCGCGTCGAGCCGCTCCTGCAATTCGGCCATCTCGATATGCAGATCGAGAGCTGAATCCGCCAATTCTTGTCCGACGTTTTCAATTGTTGTCGTCATCGTGTTCTCCGTAGATATCGCATGGCCTTGAAATTGATCAGACGTGTTACCACGCCATTCCTGCAATCGATTCCACCAGAGATCAATCACTTTGATGCTTATATGTACGCAGTAGTACAACGTAAGCCGGGTAAGGATTTCCCAGATGAGGAATGGGGGACAGACGCCAGGATAGACCCCTGCGAACTAGATTGGGAACACATGTCGATCAGAATGACACTCCCGGAGAAGATAAACTACGGGATAGAGAGCTTCGATGATTTAGACCCCGAGTTCTTCGAGGCAATCGAAGCTGCGTTCATATCACTTATGCACGGATGTCTCACCTAATATGGCTAGCCCACGCCGCCTTCTCTATAGTGGCGATCGTAATCTTGATTCTCATCAAGAAATTGTGTGCCGCTGTATTACCTTACGTGCGGTGGATACGGCGTCAATAAGAGCCCGCCAATTATCCGGAATCCGTGACTCTAAACGCGGATCATTCCCCCAGTTAAGCTGATCGAAGCTCTCTGCTGGGGTAAACGCCGAAACTATTCGGTCGTTACGATGCTCATTACGGCCAGTTTGGCGACCGAGACCAGTTTGCATCAAAATGTTTCTGAGCGTCACCTTCCAACTTGGTGAATCATACTCAGTTGGCTCTTCCGTCTTCGCCAGAAAATCCAGGACTTTAGGGAGCCATTGTTGGGCTGTCATTCCGGCTTCGACGCCGATGTGCGGGATGGTGGTATGTGCTCTCTTCCTAAGGAGATACAACCCAAGCCCACCTGTTTCTCTGTCAGTACGACTCCTGGTTTGAGGAGCGGCAATTGTGTACCAGCCATCTGGCCCACCAACATCAAAAACAAAGTAGGTGGTATCTGGGAAATACTCATTGATGCCCCGACCCCAAAGAGCACTAGGTCTGAAATAATCCAATTCCTCATATGCCCTTTCCAGGGTATCATGCCACACAGTCTCCCAGTCATGTTCATTTTCTGAACGTGTTGTCGTTGGTTTTGGAGGTTTTGGTCGACGGATTGTTGGTTCTCTCTCAGGCACCGGTTCAGGCTTGATTGTTCCATACCAAGGATCTTCATCCTTATCAACCAGGTATTGATCAATTTCACGTTCTACTTTGTCCAACGGTAACCCCGTCTTCGCAGCCATCAGCCCAGACACCTGGCCAAACAACTCATGTAATGCCTTCCTAGAATATTGGTTCTTCTGAGTAAGAACCGTCCCAATGCTTTTAGCAATAGCTTCTGGAACATCCTCAGCAAGCAATTGCTGAACCAAATCAAAAGAAATTGTTTGTAATTTCATACCGTATTTTTACTTGTATGACTACTCACGAAGATACATTTCCTCGAGACAGACGTCATACTTGTCTCGTTTGTTATGAACAACTTTCATATGTGGCGTCTGTGTTCCCTTCTGTGTGTCTCTACTTCTCTGCTTATTTCTAGAACTCGGACGGAAGTGTCTCTCTTCACGGGGAAGTTGAAGATTTGGACTTTCCAACCAGCTTCTTCGATTTTCTTCATGTCTTCAGCAGAAGCTTCTAAAGTTCCTATGATGTAGTCCCGATGTGTGTTCCTTTTAGCGAATTTTTGGGCTATTATTTTGGTGGAGAACATGGGAACCGTGACCCCATCGATTTCCAGCACCAAAATTGGGGCGATACGGTGCTCTCGGAGTTCACGCATCATCTCCTGGCCGGTCATCTGGCCATCGCTAGAGATCGCAAAAAAGTGACCAATCATATTAGTTCCAAAGGATGCCCGGTCCACCGCCTGACGTTACTGGCCAACTTGTTGACAGATGGTACCACCAGCACGCTGCGAATGACTTAGCGGTAGGTTCGCGGATTCGCATCGATCGATCGAACATACCGGACACTAGAACTACAATACAGCCGTGGGCTTCAACCAAGTGTCTTCCGACTAAACTACACCGCACATAAGCGAACCGTAGAGGATTTGAACCTCACACCGACGTGGTTGGACCGAGTGCTGTTAACAGGGTACGCTCACAGCACACGGTTCATTTATCATATCTAGCCTTGTACCGAAGGCCGAGATTATTGCTGAGTGATAAGGAAATTTATAGCTAGTGTTGTCGGCCACAATTTTCTCAATCCTTGCTAATCCCTTCTAACTCCTGCCAATGTGGAGCAAAATTCCGGTCCGCCAAATGTTCAAAGGTCGCTTGTAATATCTCTTTGAACAAGACTTAAATCTCCAGTATTGAGTTAATCACCTGCAAAGGTAAATAAGGCATATTAACGTTTCCACAACACACACGGAGAATAGAATCATGAAACGAATAATTTTGCCACTTACATTGTTTGCAATGGCACTCGTATCACCTGTCGCTGCCACTGAATTTGGACCTGGAACACACATTGTTAATAAACTAATCCTCAGAGTGCCAACGATCGCCGAGCAACAAGCGGGTGCAAAAGTGACTATCACTGTCCCATTATCTGTTGTAACCATTGGTCCACAAATCGAACCAATCAACCCACCAATCGACCCTCCTGTTGACCCACCAATCGACCCTCCTGTCGACGGTACTATTTCGGAAGCAGTCAAACAAGCAACAGCTGCGATTCCTGTTTACACTGACAAAGAAAAACATCAACGAACTATTGCCTTTACCCTAACATTTTTATCACAGGCAATTCCGTCCGATTCTAACCCATCAACCGAAGTGAGAAATGAGTTACATAAAGCATGTGATCTCGCACTTGGTAATGCTGCTTCCCAATGGTCGCCTTGGTGGGAAGTTGTCGATTCCAAGACCGCTACAATGACAAATGCTCAATATAAAGCAGCGGTTCCGTTGATCGCAACGGCAGTCACCAACACAGCTCCGAATGCTGCCGGGAGTGAGTCTTTTGGCGTGCCAAATTTTGGGTTACCAGATGGGTTTCTTGCGGAGCTATTCAAGATTTTACTCCCTATCCTGTTGGAATTGTTATCTGGACTATAGAAAGGCTGATGAACCATGCAACCACGATCAA